ATCAGGTTATTGCATTCCGTGACGTACGTTACTAAGTCATTCGTGTCATCGATATCGTAAATGACTAGGTTCTCTCTAAGACGGCGACCTAAGTAATCGCCAGCCTCGCTTAAACGAGCAAAATTTTTGTTGCGGTTATTGAAAAGATTTTTAAAATTCATCGGTCTTATTTTATATAGAGCTTTAAATACGGCTCTTGTAATTATTTACGCACCTTCTCCCGGTGCTGGTGGTGGTGCTCCTCCCTCTGGAGGCATTGCAGGCGCAGCAGGAGCTGCCTCAGCTGGTGGCGGTGTTTCGGATTCTTTCTGGAGTTTAACTTCTTCAATTTCCAAATCGTTCATATTATAGAAATTTTTGTAAATGTATTCATTAGAGAATAAGTCTAGTCCTTTCACAGCTTGTACCACTCGGGTTTTTTGTTCTGCTAGTTCTAGCTTTCTTTTCTCGCTTAAATCAGATGGCGGAGCTAATTTTACCTGCAACCCTTGAATCGCAGATTTAGGAAACTTACGTAGTGTTAGATGTCGTTTCACTAACGTTGTAAGACATACTTCCGTATCACGTTGTACACGCATAACAGCTTTTGCAAATTTAGCGTCTAGCTGAGATAGGTTAGCTTTTCTTTCTGGGGACTTATCTTTCTCTACAATGAAGTCTTTTGGAATCTTCATAGCTGCAAGAACTTTATCTCTGAAATAACGGACGTCGTCAATCTCTCCCAAGTTCTGAGCGCCTGGTAATGTTTCGATTTTTGTACCTTGTCCGTTTTTAATAGGTACGAAGAAGTCTTCCTCGCTTGACAAAGGGTTGAACCTTTCATCTGCGTTCATTGTATCGTTGTTAAAGTATTTTTCTTTCTTAAACTTAGCTTTAATACGTTCCATGAACATCTCTACCTTAGTTTGTGGTAGGTTACCAGTATCGATGTAAAAGATACGTCTCTCTGGAGCACGATGTAAACGATAAATTAACATCGCGTCTTCCATCATACGTAGTGATTTCCACGCACGTACACCAGGAGCGCAAATAGACTTACCATAAGGATAATAGTTACTATCAGAAGTATGCAGTCTAAAGTGGACGAGTTGGTTTCTATCAAGTTGAATGGTGCTTTTCTTGTCATATTTCCCCATTGTTGTGTATTGTTGGGCTTGAGCTGTGCTCTTAGGAACCTCTTGGATAAATCCTTTAAGGTATCCATATTTATCTTCCCGACGGAAAATGAATACAGGATTCAAAATTTTAAGTCTTTGGATACCTGCGTCTGGGTTATTCATATCCACAATATTTTCTACGAAGCAATCTCCGTATTTACACATGTTTCTTATAATGTCCCACAAGTACTTATCAAGTTCTGTTTCCTCAACGAACGCGTTTACAGCATCCTTAACTATCTGTTGCTCAGTGTTCAGCTGAACCATGGTTCCGTCTAGATGGGTTTGAGTGGCGTCATCTGCGTAAATATCTAACGCCGCACCTATCTCAGGATACTCATCCATTTTTTCGTAGTCGTGATATCGACGACGTCTTTCATATTCAATCGCAGGTAGTTTTGCACCGCCTTTTACGATTCCTAAACTAGCTACGGACTCTTCACCATCTTTATTAGAAACTACATCGCCTCTAAGATTGTCAAGCGCGGGCGGACGACCTCGTTTCTTTTTAGTAGTAAAAAAAGATTTAAAAAATGCTGCGAACCTACCGGATAATGGCGGAGCATCTCCGTAGGAATTAGAGCCGGGAAATTGGGTAAAACCAGCGTTCTCATCTAAGAGCTGGTTCTCATCTTGAGTATTTTTATCTTGTTCGTTTAAATCCATCGTCTGTATTCTTCAAAGTCCTTATTATATGTACCCCTCGAAAAGCCAGGAGTTGGTAAATCTCTTCCCGTAGGTTCAACTAAATCACCCTTCACTAAAGGTACCGGGCTTTTACTTACTATATCTCCCATTAAATTGGCTCCTATCGCAAGGCTCATAACTAAGTCATCCGCAAAACCATCTTCTGCTTGTATTTTTCCGGTTTTACTAATTATAAAAGTTGTTAACTCTTTAAAAGTTCTTTCGGAATTAACTTTTATTTTTGAAGTTTTTAAATTTTCTTGCAAAGTATTTAAAAGCTGGTCTCTGTTTTTGTTATTTACAAGATATCCCATCTGACCTTTTTCATCTGTCCACATGTTTTCGTACTCATGAACTTCGAAAAGCTGTTCAATCAAGGCTAAACCAAGACCGTTACGTTCAGGACATATAAACGCTGTGTTATACCTCAAACCTTCCTGAACCATTATCTTAGCAAACTCATTCAAACCTATACGGTTGCTGTAAAACTCAGCGACTTGAGTTCCGTCGTACAGATTAATTATGTGAAACGCTGAGTAATCACGGTCTCTACCAAACGACGAATCCGCAGCTATTAAGTATGTGTGGTACGGTTTAGGGTCTTCCCACACCCGCATCATATTGTAATGCTTGCTGTAGAACTTCTCGTTAGTTTGTATTTTAACCTGTTGCAGAGTACCGCCATCGATAAACGTTTCACCTGTACCAAGAAACTCACCTTCGTACTCTTGTAGCCATGCTCTTTCACCAACGTTACTTCTAGTCTCAGAAGCCCACTCCTCAGTGTACTCCGGATGCTCCCTCCAGTGAATATTAATTACATGAAAATTATTTTTTCCTAGCTCAGCGTCGTGATACAGCTCGTAGTACAGGTTTGCCATACCGTTCACCGTGGAAAGAATAAACGCAGAACCACCCGTAGAAATCGTAGGATAGATAGCCATCCAGAACTCGGTCATCTTATCGATAAATGCTGCTTCGTCAACAATCAACAAAGATACTGATTCACCACGTCCAGCTCCAGCAGGCTGAGATTTTATTTTACTTCCTGTTGATAGTTTTAGAACGTGTTTATTTCGCTCTATCTCCTTTGGCTGTAACCATTTAGGTAAATCATCATACATGCTAACTGCACGGTCTAGGAAATCTCTGGATTCACGGTCACCAATAGAAACCACCATCACATTTTTATCTTTATTGAATATGATGTACCATAGAGCGTAAGCTGCGCATATTGTGGTAGCTCCAGCCTGACGAAACTTTCTCATCAGGTTAAATCGGTGTGCGCCAAATTCGTTTATTATTCGTTCTTGAAATCTATACAAATCAAACTTCACGCGCCCGCGCACGGGGTGAGTTATGTAGACGTAGTTCTTAATAAAATACGCAGCGTCGTTACGACACTTTTCGATTTCTGCTTTTAGCTCGTCAGGTTTCATCGGTAATCCACTATTATATAGACATGAGGAAACTAGCCTTTATACCAACTCGTGAAGAGAAAGAATATCCCATCAAAGTATTTCTAGAAAAAGCAGGATGGGATGTACATTTATTGATTGGAGAAAAATCAATTTTTGACGCATATACGAACGCATTAAAAGCTCATGACGTGATAGCAAAAGATATGGTTATCATGTGCCATGACGATATACAAGTTATGACTCAGCCTGAGATGTTCAATGATATCATAGAGAAAAGTTTAGATGGTAACACAGGGTTTATCGGTGTTGCTGGACCAAAAAAATTAAACAAAACTGGTTGTTGGTGGCACGGTCTAGGTAGAGAGTTCCCACATCCAGACAGTTTCCTCAGAGGTGCTGTTTGGCATGGCGATTCTACTGATGAATGTTTTCCAACATACTACGGAGGTTATGGTAAGGTTGAGGTATTGGACGGTTTGTTCTTAGCAGCTAAAGGAGGTATATTAAACTCTATACAAACCAAGAAACCAAAAGATTTCGTGGGGGATTGGGATTATTACGATATGTATTACACGTATCAAGCACATTTAAAAGGTAAGAGCAACAAAGCGGTTCCTATCATGATTCTTCACAAATCAACGGGTGACGGAGCCATGAGTGAAGATTGGGATGGAAGTAGAAAAGCTTTCGTTACCATGTACGGCTCAAAGTTTGAAGAGATTACTCTTCCTCACCAAGCCCAATTGCCAAAACAGGCTTAGTGTTTTCTTTAAACTGCATTATAAGGTTATCGAACGCGTCGTTGTACCTTTCCCTGTCATGAACTATGATGACCCAGTCTGAATTTTCTACTGCTCTTTTACTAGCCTCGTACCAATGGTTTTCCCAATCTAACGGATGACATTTCTTCTGGCTCAAAATTATTATTTTGTCAGCATTAGAAGCTGCTGCATCTAATATTATTTTTTCTTCTTCGGTCAAGTTTGTAAAAAAATGTTTTGACGGCATTACCAACCTAAGTTTGATATTATTCATCATCAACAACGGTAACAGATTTATATTAACACCTTTCGTAGGACATACATAAACTACAGACGGTTTGTAATGCAGGATGGAATTCATTATGGTATTCAAACCTTGACCTCGTCTCCTCGACATATGAGAATTATTAACAGGAGGGAAATAATTTTCACCTAACAAAGCTACTTTTGCTTTTTTCTTCAAATGATTCATAAACTCGCACTTATCCTCGTTCTACTGTTATCTAGCCCAGAAGGCATAGATGCTAAAAAAGTACGTCATGGTAATCTCGTAAATTTCAAAGAGGGTCAGACTGTGTACCTCATAGATTCAAAAAAAATATACGAGAAAATACCATACTACCAAACTATAATTAGAAAGAAGCTTGAAAAAGGTACCGCAGAATATACTCACCTAATGTTGAAAGCAACTGAACTATATAAAGGTACTCTTGGCAAGTCAGGACTTTCCCTGATTGTCGAATCCGATGGGGTGGATAAAACCCTCCATAAAACAGAAGACGTAACCAAAAAAATAATTAGTCTTCTTTAACCTGCCGAAAGGAGGTATAAAATTATGAATCACTATTACACACATTTTGAAAGGCTCTTTGATGAGTTTAAATCGTGGGACAATCCACAACCGCAAGGAAAAGAAACTTGCAGGATGCCAAAATACCCAGTTAGCAATTGCTATTTGTCCGAAGACCAAAACTCTCTTCACTTTGAGTTTGCTCTTGCAGGGTACGAGGAAAAAGATATAAAAGTTATTGGAGGTAAAAATTCTTTTACCATTCGTGCCAGTAAGGAATCAACGGAGGATGTCTGTGTACTTCACAAAGGCATTAGCGACAAAGCTGTAGATTTTTCTATCAACGTTGATGAGCAATATGATACCAAAAAAGCAAAAGTATCTTATAAGAACGGTTTGCTTAGTGTAACAATTCCTAAAGCCAAAGAGGCTGAATCTGTTATGCTATTTGGTTAGATATTTAATTTTTTGTTCTTTTATAATGGCGTGGTCTGCCTATAAAAAGACCAAACCCAGAGGGCGCAAGCCTTCTGGGTTTTTTAATTAATATAAAGATTATATTCTTATTAAAGC